AAGTACTGTCAGATGTTGCACTCAAAACGGCATTAGAGGTGGATCAGCGACTGTCCACTTCCCGATCTGGCACCAAGAAATAGAGGACATTATAGTTCTCAAAAATAACAAAGGAACAGAAGATAACAGGGTAAGAAAACTTGACTATTCTATACAAATATCTAAAATATTTTATGAGAGATTTATCGGCGATAGTAATATTAGTCTTTTCTCTCCACATGATGTCTCTGGGCTTTACGATGCTTTTGGAACGGATGGATTTGATGAACTCTACGAAAAGTATGAATCAGATGAGTCAATTCCAAGAAAAACTGTTAAAGCACAAGATTTAATTCTTGCTCTATTGAAAGAAAGAGCAGAAACTGGTAGACTGTATATAATGAACATAGATCATTGTAATTCACATTCATCTTTTATGGATAAGATTGAGATGAGTAATCTATGTCAGGAAATTACATTACCAACTAAACCTATACAACATATCGATGATGAAACTGGTGAAATTGCTCTCTGTATCCTTTCTGCTATTAATGTCGGTAAGATACGTGATCTATCCGATCTCGAAAGTCTTTGTGATCTTAGTGTTAGGTCTCTCGATGAACTTATTGATTTTCAAGGATACCCCGTCAGAGCAGCAGAAATCGCAACTAAGGCACGTAGATCCCTTGGTGTTGGTTACATAGGTCTTGCACACTACCTTGCCAAGCAGGGTGTTAAATATGAAGATCCAAAAGCATGGCAATTAATACATGATATGAGTGAGGCTTTTCAATATTATTTGATAAAGTCCACAGTAAATCTTGCCAAGGAAAAAGGTGCTTGTGAATATTCTTCTCGAACTAAATATGGTCATGGGATACTTCCCATAGACACCTATAAAAAAGATGTCGATGAACTTGTACCAAACAATTTAAAATATGATTGGGATTCTCTTAGGTCACTTGTCTTGGAACACGGAGTCAGGAACAGCACTTTGTCCGCACAAATGCCTTCGGAGAGCAGTTCCGTTGTGTCAAATGCAACCAATGGAATCGA